GGGGTACTGGGTTGACGGCAATAACGTCGTTAACTTCACTGATCCGAAAGGAAGAAAGGTGTTTGCAATGTGGCTCACGTCCAGAGATCGGGTTCGTGATCGAGGCGACCATCGGCCCCTGATGGCAGGTCAAAACCTGCTTACAGGTCACTATACTGTGTATAGTGCGTACATTCAACCTCCTCGAATTATCGAGGATCGTGATGTAATCACAAGTACACAGTACGGTTTTGCTGAGGTTTGCAAAGATGCGATTCACCCGGAATGGCTCGATCGTAAAAGATCGGCTAAATCCAAATCTCACTCCAAGGAATTCCGTTTAGGCCCGAGCTTTAGCAGCTTGGAAACCGATCGTGGAGACTTCGGAGGGGACCTAGGTAAGGTCCTAGTACGTGACTTGTCCGTGGTGAGGGGTGGAGGCTCTTATAAATATAAGTACCCAAATGGGTCTTATAATCTGTACAACGGTGGGTTTCGTCCTACCGGTTGGCCAGATCCAGAGCTTCTGTTCCATCCAAACTCACTGCGGGATGCATTCTCTACTGTTGGTGGTAATGTATACACCGCAGCATTGACTGCAGCTGCAGCGCAGGGTCCCAAGGCGTGGAGAAAATTCGCGCCAAAACTGTCTAAAGCAGATATGGGGGTGTTCCTCGGAGAAATTCGGGAGACACTTCCTATGCTCAAGACAACCGCAAAAATATTCGCTGATACATGGCGAAGTTTCGCGGGGCGCAGCTCCGATGGGTTATTTATGCCCAAGAGAGTTGCTGATCATTGGCTGAACTACCAATTTGGTTGGAAGCCCTTTATCAAGGACCTGAGGGAGTTTTATGAACTCTCCTCACGAATGAGCAACGCGTTAAACGCGTGCATTCGACAAAATGGTACCTGGCTCCGTCGCGGTGGGAACCTTAGTTCCAAAACAACCATCATCGAAAACTATTTCGGAAATTCATCGGCTCATTTTGATCCGGTGACTCTGGGAAACGTAATCGCTGGTGGAACTAGTGTTATCAGTTACACTGTGACTGAGGACATCTGGTTTGAGGGTTTATTTAGATATTGGGTCCCTAGTTTTGAGAGCCCTGAAAAGCTCATCAACAAAGTCTCGAACCATTTGAGACTCTATGGACTTAGTATTAACCCTTTACTGATTTGGAATCTAACACCCTGGTCGTGGTTGGCAGATTGGGTTGGGAATATTGGCGATAATATCGCCAATTACTCTAACACCAATGACACCAACATGGCGGCCAAGTATGCCTATCTCATGACCCGAAAGATTGGTACTTTAACCAATCGATCAACCATCAATATCAATTATGGTACTGGTGGCTTGGGTCAGGTTAGTTGCGAGTGGGAGAGGGATTATACCCTCAAACTTCGCAGGCATGCAAGTCCTTTCGGCTTTAGTACTGACTGGGATGGTTTTACTCCCAGGCAGTGGTCGATCTTAGGAGCTCTTGGTATTATGCGTCTGCATTAGTGCAGGTGTAGTACCATCCTTAGATCTCACGGTCGTGGGTCTGTCAAAGCAGTGACTTGACATGTCACTCCCTTGGCTCACGATTAAACCGTCATAACTTCATGAGGTTTACCATGGCTTTCACAGATCCCCAAACCATTACTGTTGCTACTGTCGCCAAGACGCTCAATCTGGTCGAATCCGACCAGAAAAAGTCAGTCTACAAAACTGCAGACGATGAGTATACATTCACCGTCTCGCACCAGCTGTCCGGAAAACGGACGCGGCGTATGGTCCGAGTGGACCGTACGATCGTTGCGGCAGATCCGTTGAGCGCTATTAATAGCTCAGTGAATCTGGGAATGTATCTGGTAATCGACGAGCCCGCTTTCGGGTTTACCGACACCCAGATCTGGGACGTAGTAGCCGCACTTTCCGTGTGGCTATCCAATGCGAATGTTCTCAAAGTTTTGAGCTCACAACATTAGAGCTCTCCGGAAATTCCGGTAGACTTTGAGCCAGGAAACTGGCGCTTGGTTTAAGTAATGGGCCCCACAGTACTTGTGGGACCAGTGCGAGTCGTGGCTGGAAGTTTAACCACCTATATATAGGAGGCAGACTTGAAAAGCCACGAAAGAGACCAGGTGAAGTTGGCTATTTGTGTCTATAAAGACGCTATAGCTAAGTGTGTTGCCGTACAACCCGCTTTACGTGATGAGATGACAATTTCATCACGGGTCGAAAGAGAAGGCTTGTCATTTTTGACAATCACCCTTCCGTCGTACTGCAAAGACTTCGAAAGAAGCCTAGCGGTAGGACATATTGACCCAACTCTCTTCAAAAGCTTTAAGAAGAGAGGATCAATCCCTGCGTTTCTGCAAGGTATGATCAGTCAAGTCTTCGACCAAGGTACAGGGAGGATTCTCAATGAAAGTATCATTTCTATTCCTGCTATTGAGAGTATCCGATTATTTTCGGCTGCTTTCAAGAAACTGGAAATCGACTGCACACCCGCAAGGGTGCGTAAGACGATGGACACATTCACGGAGATTGAGGACGACCTTTCAGTCGCCGATGTTTCGGAACCTAGGCTACGTCGATTTATTGACGTCGCTGATATTGTCTGGGATTGCCTACGTGATTTGGATATTACGCAGAGTAGCCCTAGACATGGACCCGGAGCTACCGAAGAGCATATTTCCGGAAATCGGAAGTATACTTGGCGGTATTGGTACGATCGTATCGAGCCTTATTTCCCTTTGTTAGATAATGCCTATACAATTGGGTGTTATCCGTCAAAGGAGCTCGATAATGTAACGATCGTTTCTTTGGATAAGGAACGGCCCGTAAGGGTCGTTCCTGTCCCGAAGACGATGAAGGGACCCAGAGTCATTGCCATTGAACCTTGTTGCATGCAATTCGTGCAGCAGGCGATTCGACGCGAGCTTTATGCTCGTATTGAGTCATCGAGGTTTTCGAAGGGTCATGTGAACTTTACTGACCAGTCTATAAACCGAGAGTTGGCTTTGGCGCAGTCGAAAGAGGGACGGTTGGCAACAATTGATCTCTCTGAGGCAAGTGATAGAGTATTAAACTCTGTTGCTACTCGCATGTTTGACTGTAATCCTGATTTACAGGATGCCATTCAGGCGTGTAGATCGACGCATGCAGAAATCGACGGAAGGCCGATTATCGGACCTCTGAAGAAATTTGCATCCATGGGCAGTGCTCTGTGTTTCCCAGTTGAGTCGATGTACTTCTATACTATATGTATAGCGGCTCTCCTGGAAAGACGCGACCTACCTGTGTCGTCTCGGAACGTCTTTAACGTTTCGCGAGACGTCTACGTGTATGGGGATGATATTTTAGTCCCCAGCACTGAGGCAACTTTTGTGATCGGTTACCTGCAAGAGTACCACTGCAAGGTAAACATGTCGAAGTCTTTCTGGACTGGTAAGTTCAGAGAGTCATGCGGCATGGACGCTTACGATGGTGTGTGTGTTACTCCCACATACATTCGTCAATTGCGCCCTGAGAGCAAGCGGCAAGCTAAACAGCTTGTCTCATGGGTTAAGACTGCAAACTTCTTTGAAAAAAGAGGATGCGTCTTGACTTCAGCATATATGTTTAATGTATGCGAGAGGCTATTGGGTTCATTACCTAATGTCTCAGAGACGAGTAGTGCGCTTGGACGTACCCACGGCTACGGTGATGTTCCATCGGGACGATGGAACAAAGATCTTCAACGCCTAGAGATAAAGGCGTACGTAGCATCACCAGTTTATTTCACTGATGAATTGGCGGGGTACGGTGCTTTGAGGAAATGTCTTGATCTTAGTGGATCACGGGTCTATCAGTTTGGTAGGCCTCTGATTTCTATAGATGAGAAACATCTTCAAAGATCCGCACGGCACGGCACCGTAACACTGAAACGCCGTTGGGTCTCAGCTAACTAGCTGATTCATTGTCTTTACGACAAGGGTGGAACTCGTGATTGAGTTCTGTGTGGTATTCATATGAGTCTGGCAGTTCCTCCAAAGACTGCCAGGTGAAATGAATTCCAGCCATATGGGACTTGCACGCAGTGCAAGTTCCACCCCC